AACCTTCGCCCAGGAAGTACTAATAGACTGGGGGAATAAGATAGTAATAGACTTTAGGGATAATTTAGAAGCGGCGGGTAAATATGCTAGTGGAAACCTAGCGGGAAGTATAGACCCGACGAAACCCGAAATAAACGACAAAGGAAACTTACAACTTAGTATTATGATGGCCCCTTACTGGGACTACGTAAACCAAGGGGTAGACGGGTTACAAACCAAACACGGTTCTGAGTACGCGTTTACAGACCCCCCGCATATGGCAACCCCAAGCGGCCAACCTACATTTAGGGAAAGTATTAAACAATGGATAGCCCTAAAAGGAATAGCCCAAATAAGCTATACAGACAAAGACGGCGAACGGGTTACTATTCCTATGAACATAAACACCTTAGACCAGGGGGCCACTATTATAATGAAAGCGGTAAGGCGCAAAGGTATAGCCCCTTCGTATTTTGTGGACAATGCACTAACCGAGGACGCCATAACAGACCTAGAAAATAGTATCTTTGAAGCAATACAAAAAGACTTACTTACATAATGGCTATAACAATAAACGACGTACCCCAAGACTATAGCGCTTCAGGTAACCCGATCGTGTGGACCTTTGAAAGCGACCAAACGGGACAAGCTAATTTTAGTTTCCTGGTAGAAGTATATGTAGGCGGTACACTAAGAGGACGGCAACAAATATTTCCAGGCAACGGTATAAACGCCCGTATAGACGTAAGCGGCTACGCTGAGAGGTACACGGAAGTTCCCGCCTTGTCTAATAGCTTAGTAGCTGACGCGGCCAACTACAACGAAATTTATATCGAAATTATAGAACGATACGGCGACCCAATAGCCGACGGGGCCACCCTGACAAGTTCGACAATAAATGTATTTAAGGCTAAACAGTCAGACGTGGACTTTATCAACTGGACGCCTACTAATTACAAAATGACCGCACCCGCACCCCTAGGCGGCGTTCAATGGCTTACCACCTTCCCCGCTTCGTCTACCGAATACTACCAAGTAGGGGAAACGGAACAGGCCCGAATTATGATAATATCGGACGAAAATGTAGATAGCCTAAATATTCAACTGTATGACGCTGACTTAGTTCTACTCGGTGGGGTAACGGTGGCCGTAGCTTCCCACAAAATTGTAATATTCAACGTAAGCCAGTCGGCCATAATAGCGGGTAGTACTATAACTCAGGGCGACCTAGACGCGGCCACTTATATAAGCCTGGAAGCGGTAGACACCGCCGTACTAAATAGCAATTTATTCTACTTTCAGATAGATAGAACGTGCAAAAAAGACACCGCGAAAAGGGTACATTTTTTATCGACCCTGGGAACTATGGAAAGTTTCACGTATTCGCTTTTCAGTAACGAAAAGGGAAGTATAAAAACCGCGTCTTATGAACGTGAATTTGGAAACTGGAACGCTGAGAGTTTCGAATTTAGCCTAAGCCGTGGCCGATCGGTAGACTACCTAAAAACCCTAAACAAAGAACTTTTACTTAGGTCCGACTGGCTAAGCCAAGCCCTACAAAACTGGTTAGAAATAGAACTAGGTAACAGTCCTTTAGTGTATATCGAAGATAGTAACGACACGGGGTTAGGGCTTCGTAGGGTGGCGGTTAAAAAGTCGGCGTTTGCCTTAAAAACAACCCGACAAGACACCAAATTTCGTGAGGACTTATTACTAACTTTAGAACGCTTTTCTAGTACGGCGATATGATCGGAAACCTACAAATAAACGGCGTAGACTTAGAACTAACTTCTAGCTTATTCGTACCGTTAAACTACGCAATAGCTGACGCCAGGGAACCCCAAAAGCGTAAGCGTAATACTTCCCAAGTAATAGCCTTACCAGGCACTAAAACAAATAAAGACTTTTTCTTTTCGGCCTGGAATTTAGGACTATCTGACGAACGGGGCGACGGTATAGGGTTTAACTACGACCCAACACTAAGATACCCCGCAATATACACCCAAAACGGGCAAACTATTTTTAGAGGTGCGGCGACCCTGGACGGGGTGCAAGTCGATCGGGACGAATATACGTTTAATGTAATTTTATATTCGGACGTCGTAGACGTATTCCAGGGCTTAGGGGACCTTACCCTTAATCAATTAGACTGGTCGGCCTATAACGAAGTTTTAAGTATAGCAAATATTCAGGCTTCGTGGACCGCCGCCGTAGGGTCGGGTATATGGTGGCCCCTTATCGACTTTGGATTTACGAACAACCTACTAGAGTACAAAACAAACGAACTATTTCCTTACGTATATGTTAAGCAAGTTTTCGAAAAAGCGTTTGCACTTAGTAACCTTACGATAGATAGTACATTTTTTGACACGTCGAACTTTAAGAACTTAACAATAGGTTACGGGGGTGGTAAGAAACTGGGACTTTCAGCGGCTCAGGTTACTCAGCGCCAAAGTTCGCATAGCGCCGACGGTACCTGGACGCGAACGGTAGGAATAGAAACTATAATTCCCAACTTTATAACCGTATGGGCGACGTATAACCCTGACGGCGTTTTAAGGGTAGAGAATAATCTAGTAATGACTACCAGTATAGTTGCCGATCCTGTGCCGCAATATTCGCCCTTTACGGGACGTTTGACAGTAGAAAATACGGGCGAATATAATATAGCCTTTAGCGGTACTTTTCCCGTTTCGTGGTCCTTTACTGGTGGGTCAGGTGGCGAGGCTTCCGTAAATTTTAAACTTATTGCAAACGTGCGTAAGAATGGGGCCGTTATAGCCACCGACGAAACGACCGTTTTAGAAGTCTTAGTTGTGTCAGGGTCTACGACCTGGACGCCTTCAATAAGCCAGGGCGTTTTTTTAGTGGCTAACGACGTGCTAGAATTCGAATTGCAAGTACAAAGGGTGGGAATTTTGGGCGTAAATTATTTATATGACCCTTCTACTGACACCGCCCCGACGGCGTTTAACTTAGACATAGACCTAGACGCGTCTTTATTGTTTAATTTGACTAGCACCCAGGCCGCACTATTAGACGGGGACACGGTAGACGTAAGCGCCTTACTTCCAAACATAAAAGTAAGCGATATACTAGACGGGTTTATTAAAGCCTTTAACCTATACGTAGGCGAACCCGACGAAAGGGGCGTAGTAAGTATTGAACCCTTAACAGACTTTTACGACACCACCGACCAGGCTATACAAATGTCCGACAAGGTAGACTATTCTAAACCGATGCGAATAGAGGCGGCAAGTGGTATTGAGGGGAAGCGGTATATTTTCCAGTTTACCGAGGACCTAGACTACTATAAAAAACTGTACTTCGACCAATTCGGCGAACATTACGGCGACTACGTGTACAATGTACCTTCGACTTTTAAGAAGGGCGACCGTGTATACAAGCTACCGTTTGCTCAAAGCGTACCCGTACAAATAGCGGGAACCGAAATTATCATACCTAGAATTATATCTTTTGACCCAGTAAACCAAATAAGCGAACCTTATAAGGGTAAGGCTAGAGTATTCTATAACCAGGGCCAAATAAATTTAGTTAGCGACACGTGGACCCTTGTAAACTCTAGTACCTTAGTAGGTAGCCCTTTAACCGTCTACCCAAGGGCGCACCACCTTAACGACCTTACCGCCCCGTCCTTTGACTTTAATTTTGGGGTCCCTAGAATAGTGTACTATTCGGCGACGGCTTACACTACGTTTAACTTATTCTCGGGTTATCACGATCAATTTATAAGAGAGTTAACAGGCCGCGATTCTAAATTCCTTCAGGCCTATATGAAGCTAGACGAAAGCGACTTGCAAGGCGAATTCTTACGGCGGTTATGGATTATAAAAGGTACGATCTTTAGAATAAACGTTATAAAGGAATACGACGGTAACGGCGAAGCTACAACCTGGACCGAGTTAATAAGAATAAACGAAGGCACCGCACCCGCCACCTACTTAACCCCCGCACCTGACGGCCCTGAACTTACAGACACGAAAAGTTTTCAATTTCCCGACACGATTATAGACAAAGGACTAGCCAACACAATAGGGTTAAAAAGCCAAAATGTCGAAGTAGTAGGGGACAATAACACGGTAAACAATTCACTTAAAAACGTGGTAGTATGGGGGGACAACCAAACCGCCACCAAGTCGAACGCTTTTTATAATTCGCTTAAAGAAGTAAAGACCGCCAACACTACGTTTATAGTTGAAGTATTCAGGGCGTCCGATCTACCCAGTACGTTAGCGGCGAATACTACCTATATAATAAGAGGCACCGTAATTTTAAACAATACTATAACCGTAACAAATGATAATTGCGCCGTAATAGGTTTAGACCGTAACAAGGACAAGTTAATATACAACGGGTCGCCTGGTACTGTAATGTTCAGCGTTACAGACGTAGACTTTGACCTACAAAGCGTTTGTTTTTCGGCTAACAATATAAACACGGGAATACTAAGCGCCGACAACTACGACGCGTCGGGGTACAATGCGGGACGGCTTAAAGTACTTACTATATTCGACTGCCAGTTTAGGAACTGTTACGATATGGTAAGCGTAGAGGGTTACGACCTGGTAGACGTTAGTAACACTTTATTTTGGTACTCTCAGGCCACTAACTACGGCTTCGAAGTATTGAACACTTCTAAACTAGAAATAAGTTCGTGTGAGTTTATACGGTGGTTCGATGAAACTACAATACCCACCCCTTCAGGTTACGCCACGGTTCCAATGATCGAAATACTACCCAACGGGGCGGGGGTAGGTGTAGGGGCGGTAAATATTTCGGGGTGCGTTATACACCCCCAACAAACCCAGGACGGCCTAAAAATAAACCCTTTGAGTACTACTAACTTTGCCACCGTTTCGGCCAATACCTTTGTAGACGCGAACCTATCTACTGGACTTAAATTTTTCCCTGACCCGTCGGCGGGTGGTTACTCGAATACCGAATGTTTAACCTACGACATTAAAGCAAACCAGGGCCTTTTAAATAGTACTAGCGGGGTAGTTATGACAATGAACGGCAACACTACCAACACGGCCCTAAGCCTAAACACCCCCGCAATAGTGAACACGGGCGGCCTGGCAACCCTTCAGGCTTCAGTACGTTACACGGTAAGCGCGGCGGGAAGGTGTACCTATACGGGAATAAAAGACACGTATGTAAGTATTCACGCTACAATAAGTTATTCTAAACAAGGGGGCGGTACTGACGACTATAGCTTTTTTATTTATAAAAACGGGGTGCAACAAGCCCCAAGTGAAACAAAGGTAGAGGCGAACCCCGACGCGGTTTTAACAATGTCGTACGGGGTAGGTATGCAACAAAACGACTACCTGGAAATATATGTAGAAAATACTAGTAGTAATGACGATATGCGAGTAACAGACTGGCAAGTAGTTATAAGAGAATAAAATAAAATTATGGCGGAAAAAGTAATAGCGGTAAAACTAGATATAGACGGCGGGAAAAGTCAAAAGGAACTTTTAACGATCGAGGAAACCCTTACCAAAATGGAAAAGGAACTTCGTAATATTTCGAAGTCCGACGCCGCCGCAAAGACCGCCAAAAGTTTTGAGGAACTTAACCAAATAGTAGACGAAAGCGCCCTTAGTATTCAGGATATGACTAAGGCTATGGACAACTATATAAACATAGCCGCGTCAGCGGGTCGAACGTCGCCAATAGGTAAAGACGCCTTAGCCAGGGCGGGACAACTAAAGGACCAAATAGACGGACTACGAAACGAAGCCGACCAAGCCAGTAAAGACTTCCAAGGCCTTCAGGCGGCTATGCAAATAGGCCAGGGTGTAATCGGCGCATATTCGGCATTTCAAGGCACCGTTGCACTTCTTGGAATCGAGAACGAGCAGTTAATGAACACAATGGTAAAACTTCAAGCGGCGAATAGTGTACTAATGGGCGTAGAAAGTGTACGCCAGGTCCTAGAAAAAGAAAGTATTCTAGTTCAAAAACTAACGGCCTTTTGGACCAACGTAAACACCAAAGCCGTAAATATACAAGCCAAAGCCAAAAAGAAAGACATAGCCGTAACGGGAATAGTAACCGCCGCTCAGTACGCCTGGAACGCGGCAATAGCCGCGAACCCCGTGATGATAATAGTGGTAGCCATAGCGGCGCTAGTGGCGGGACTGGCCGCCCTAGCAATAGCATTAAGCGACACGGGCGAGGAATTCGACGAAGCCGCGGTAAAACAAGAAGCATTTAACGAAGCGGTAAAAGAGGCCCAACTAAACACCGTAGAACAAAAGGTAAATTTAAGAAGTCTTATAGCCGTAGCCAAAGACGAAACGGCGAGTTTAGAGGCCAGGCAACAAGCATTAAAAGAACTAAACAAAATAAGCCCTGAATACTTTAGTAACCTAACCTTAGAAAACGTAGCAACTGAAGAAGGGCAAAAACTACTAGACGATTATGTAAGGGCGTTAAACGACAAAGCCGAAGCCGAAGCGATAAGCGCCAAACTAACTGAAATAGCTAAACAAGAACTAGAATTAAAAAATACAACCTTAGCCGAAAACATAAGCTGGACCGACGCCGCCGCGTTAGGCCTAGATTATTTAATAGATAGCGAAGCCGCGGTAGCTAAAGCCGAAAAACTAGCCACCGCCGCCAAAGAAGAAAAGATAGCCGCCCTTCAAAAGGAACGCAAAGCTATAGAGGACCTTTTAAAACAACAAGAAGAAGAACGCCTAGCAAACGAGGCCGCCGAAGAAGCCGCCCGTAAGGCACTAAAAGAACAAGAAGATGCAGAAAAGAAAGCCGAAGAAGAACGAAAAAAACGCGCCGACGAACGCAAAAAAGCACGGGAAAAAGAAAAAGCCGACGCGAAAAAAGCCGAAGAAGAAAGGGTACAAAACCTAATCGCTTCCCAGGAATTCGCCGACGCCCTGGTTATTGAGATGATGAAGGACGGCCAAGAAAAAGAGGAAGCCCAAAGAATAGCCGCCTACGAAAAGCAAATAGGCGATCTAGAAAAGAACGGCCAACTAACCGCCGAAATATCTAAGAACTTAGAAACCCAACTACTTAACGACCTGGACGAAATAAGGGAAAAGCACGAAACCGAAAGACTAGAAAAAGAAAAGGAACGAATACAAAAGCAAAATGACCTTCGTATAGAGTTAATGAAGGAAGGCGTAGAAAAGGAAATAGAGGCTTCTAAGTTAGCCCTAGAGGTACGCCTACAAACCTTAGAAGAAGAAAACCTTTTAACCCAGGAAGTAAGAAAAAGACTAGAGGAACAGAACGAAGCGGAACTAGAAGAAATACGTAAGCGGTGGCGGGAAAAGGATACGAAGGCCACCGAGGAAGCGGAAAAGAAAAAACTAGCGGCCAGGAAACAAGGCTTAGACAATGCCGCCCAAGCTATTCAGGGACTAGCCGATATAAACACGGCAATAACCGAGGCCCAATTAAATATGGCGGGGGACGATGAAAAGAAAAAAGAGGCAATACGAAAAAAGTCTTTCGAACGCGAAAAGAAACTAAACATAGCCTTAGCCTTAATCGCGGGGGCGCAATCTGTACTTCAGGGTATAGCGCAATTCGGACCACCACCAAGCCCCGCGGGTATTGCCGCAATAGCGGCGGCGGGGGTTATAACGGCGGCACAAATAGCCGCAATAGCCACACAAAGATTCGAAGGCTCAGGGGGCGGGACTTCACTACCAACACCGAGTACTTCAGGGTTAAGCGTAGGCGAAGAAACCGCACAAACAACGGGCAACGCCAACCAAGACACTATAACCGATACCAGTACTTTACTAGGTGGCGAAGAAGGGGAAGGAATACCTACAAAAGTTTTCGTAAGCGCGGTAGATATTTCGAACGTACAAAGCACCACCGAGAAAATAGACACGATCGGAACGGTAGGCGAATGAAACACTAAACACCTTTAGAACTCTTTTTATTATGTTACCGTTTTACACTATGACTGTTGACGATTCGGAAGGAATGGACGCCCTGGGCCTGGTAGACTACCCCGCCCATAGTAAGGCGCTTATGACCTTTTCGAAGGATTCTAAAAAGTCGTATTACTTCAATGACGAACAACAAATCTTAATGGGGGTGGCAATCGCTACTTCGACCCCTATATACCGTAAAGACTTCACAAATAACGAAGAATTCTACGTTATTTTCGATAAAAACAACACCCGTAAAATAGGGCAAAAAATGCTTAAAAACGGGTACTTGCATAACGTCAACGAGCAACACGATTCTAATAGAATGTTAAGCGACATAACCTTAGACCAACTCTTTTATATTGACAAAGACCGAGGCGTAGAATGTCCTGGCTGCTTTGCCGATCAAAACCTAAAAGACGGGTCTATGATTATTTCGTACAAGGTCCACGGTCGGGAAAACTGGAATAACATAAAAAGCAAAATTCAAAGCGGCGAAATACAAGGCTTTTCTATTGAGGGCTATTTTGATAAGACGCCACTTAATATTAAACGTAAAAACAAAATGAAAAAGACGTTAAAACAACTAGTATTCGGGGCTGAAGCTACCGAGGAAAAAAAGGAATTCGGCGAGGCCGAAACCACCGACGGCGTTATAGTTAAATGGGAAGGCGACCTAGAAGTAGGAACCGCCGTTTTCATTATGGACGAAGAAGGTAACGAATTACAAGCGCCTGAAGGGGTTCACTCTATTATGAGAGAGGACGGGAACACCGACGTAATTACCTTAGACGCTAACGGTATTGTAGTTTCTAAAGAGATCGTAGAAGGCGAAGAAACCCCAGGCATAGAAGAAATTTCCGAAGTGGGGGAAATTGAGGAAGCTATGAAAGCCTTAAAAAACGACTACGAAGCGAAACTAAGCGAACTAGCCGAAAAGGTAGAAGCCCTGGAAACTGAAAAAGAGGGTCTAAAATCTGAACTTGCAAAACAAGAAGGCTACACTAAAAAGTTAGTGGACGAACTAGACAACCCTTCTAAATTCGTGAAAACGGACGTAAAGACAATGGGTTACAAAAACTTAATTTACAAACGATAGGCGGTAAGCCACAATTAAAAATAAAATGAAAAATTTCAGACAAACACTTAAAGATAAGTTCGACTGGGACGTAAGCGGCTTACCCGCATATACAGACGAACAAAGCGCGGAAATTATCAGCGACTTAATTAATTCAAGCGAATTTCTTTCTAGAATTTCTATCCAGGAAGGGAACAAAGGAAGCGAAGAAATTAAGCTACTTTCTTCTAGCCCAACGGTTCAGGCGGCGACAACTTGCGGGTGGTCAGCTACTGGCGGGGTGGTCCTAACAGACAAAGCCCTAACGACTAAAAGGCTAAAGATTCAAGAGGAATACTGTAACGAGGACCTAAACGGAACCTGGGCACAATTAATGAACGCGGCGGGTGCCAATGTTCAAGATACGGTTATGCCAATGGAAGAAGTAATGGTAGCGTACTACATTAAGAAAACCCAGGAAAGAATTCAGGACCTGGTTTTTAACGGCGATACTACAAGCGTAGACCCAAACTTGGTACACTTCGACGGGCTTAGAAAGTTATGGAAAGCAGACGGCAACCTAGTAACGGCGACTGTAGCTTTTCCAACGATCAACAATACTAACGCGTTCGACGCCCTTAAAGCGGTATCTAATGCAATTCCACGAGTATTGAAAAGCAACCGAGTAGATACTGAGATTCTTTGCGGTTATGAAACGGCCCAGGACTGCCTAGACCAAATCTATAACGACAAAGACTTCGCGGCAAATATTGAGTTCTCAGACGAAAACGGGGAACTTACGTTTATCTTACCTACGACTACAACAAGGGTAAGAAGCCAAAGACAACTAGACGGAACCGACGAAGTTTACGCCGTACCTTACCAGTACGTTTTTTACGGTACCGATCTAAGCGGCGACGAGAACGGGTATATGGCTAAGTATAACGACTACGACGAAAAATTACACTTTTCCGTTAAGTGGCGTTCAGGTATCAACTACGTATTCTCTGAGTACTTTGTTAAACTTGTTTTGACTGCTAGTTAATAGAATTAATAACGGGGGCTAATAGCCCCCTTTAATACCTTTACAACAATGTGTGATGAAATAACAAGCGGATATTCGAAGCGAAATTGCCGAGCAATAGCGGGGGTTAAGTCGTTTATTCCTATTGATATGTCGAATATTGCGACCTATACAACTGACGGCGCGGGAACGGTTACGGCTTTGACTTCTAGCCGCACGTGCTACCGTTATAGCCTAGACGTAAATTCAAGTTCCTACACTCAGACGCCAACGGGCGACCGAGCAAACGGGGCTTACTCTATTGTTCAGGCTTTTACGGCTATGTTTAAAGACGACGAACTAGCAACCGAACAAGCTATGGACCTATTCGTCCAAGGCTACTACGCTATAATCGTAGAAATGCGAAACGGTAAAACTAAACTTTTAGGGGCTGAGAACGGCCTAACCGTTACGACTATCGAAATGACAAGCGGCCAGGCGGGAACAGATATGAACGGGGCTACGTTAAATATGGAAGGCGACGAAAATGCCGTTGCGCCAGTAATAACAGACACGGCTATAATTACGGCTTTGTTGGCACCGCATAGCTAAACAAATTTTGTGTTTAAATTTAAGGGGGTGGTAGTCTTAAGGCCCACCCCTTTTTTATATCTTTGAACTATGAGTAATTTGAAAAAAGAATTTTTAGGCCAAATGACGTTTAGTAAGATTTTAAATAAGATGATCGAAATAAACGAAGCCAACGAATACACCCTTTTAGTAGAAGGCCGCGAGGACCTTTTTAACGTAACCAATAAGAAGCCGTTAAAAGAGGTTAAAACGGAAGCACCAAGCGACAAACCAAAGCGCCGTAAAAGGTCCGAAAACAAGTCGTAAACGTGCTATACCTGGCGAAAAATACCACCAATAGGTTAAGCGTAGACGCGCCCCTAATGGCCCAACTAGAGGCCCCCTATTACTTTTTTACATTTTCGCACCTACAAACCCAGGCTTTTTTTAGTACTTACCTTACCAGGTTAAACCCGTCTAGTGAGAGGTATGGCGAATTTAATTTGATTCTACCTACTGACTTAGATATGACTAGCGGTAGTTATCAATACAAGATATTTGAGAACGCAAACGACACCGACACGGACACGTCAGGAATGGCACTACTAGAACAAGGAATAACGAAGGTAGCTAAAGCCTTTACACCTGGTACTTATTACGAACCCCCGACATTAACAAGCCCGACTTATGGCAATAGTTAAAAACGATTATAGAAACGAAATAGTAAGCGGCTTACCTTTTGTTTTTGGTAGGACTGGCGTAACCTTAGAACCGATCGAAAAACTGGATAGGGCTAACGGGGTTATTAAGTGGGGCGAAAAGAACCTTTACCCCCAATGGCTTAATAGTCTTTTTTACGGGTCGGCTATTCATTCGGGAATAATACGAAGCAAAGTATACTATATAAGTTCAGGTGGTTTAAATTATGAAGGCCCCGACTTGGAAGCCTGGGCGCGTATGTTTGCTAACGGAACGTCGGACGTAAACCTAGACCAGTTGGTCGAACAAATGGCCCTAGACCTAGAACTATACAACGGGGTGGCCTTACGTGGTCGGTGGTCCTTAGACCGTTCTAATTGTGCGCGGTTAGACTTAATACCGTTTGAAACTATACGACACTTAGCCGATAGCGAACAAATAGCCGTTTCCCCTGACTGGTCCGATAGACACACGGGGTTTATGGTTTACGAACCTTTAAACCCTACCGAAAGGGATAGTTTACAATTTTATATTATGTATTGCCAAAAGCCTAAACAAGTGGTTTTTGACGGTAAGCAAAAAGTAGAAACTGGGGCTTACCCCCTGGCGCCTTATATAGGTGGTATCAAATCTATTCAGACAGACATAGAAATAGTCAATTATTCCCACTCAGAAATTATAAACAATTTCGGACTAGGTACTATAATCAATCTAAACGGGGGCAAACCTAAAACCCCCGACGATCGTAAGAAACTAGAAGCCCGAATAAAAGGGGCAACGGGTACCGACGCGGCGGGTGGCACCGTAGTACTTTTTAACAACGGAAAAGACAACGCCGCTACAATAGAGAAGCTAAACGGTAACGACCTAAACGACCGTTATATTTCACTTTCTGAGGACGTTAGGAAAAATATACTTTTGGCCCACTCGGTTACTAGTACTTCCCTTTTCGGGTTATCTATGGACGGCAATTTCAACGCGTCCGAAATGGAAGTAGGCTACGAAATAATGAAAGCCAACTATTTTAGAAGTCGCCAGGAAGCCCTACTAAGCCTTATAAGAAACGTAGCGACCCTATGTAATAACATAACGGGCGAAATAACATTTAAGCCCGTACCACTTCAGCAAAGCCCCGAAATCGAAGCGGGGGAAACTGGCAACTTAGTAAGCGAAGCCCTGGGGGCTATGTCGCCACTTGTAGCGAATACCGTTTTACAAGTTCTTACGATCAATGAAATACGGGCCTTAGCTAGTCTAGGCGGTATAGACGGCGGGGACGAACCAAGAGGGGGCGCGGCACCTACGGCTATGGCTTCACACTTTCAGGATTCATATAACGACTACCCCGAAAGCGCGAGTAACAACGCACAAAGGGCAATAGATTATAAGGAAAAAAACGGGTCGGATTGTGGCACCCGTGTAGGGTGGACCAGGGCGCGACAATTAGCCAACCGTGAAAATATTTCCTGGGACACTATAGCGCGTATGGCTTCATTTAAACGCCACCAACAAAATAAAGACGTTCCTTATTCAGAGGGGTGCGGCGGTTTAATGTGGGACGCCTGGGGCGGTACTAGTGGTATTGAATGGGCAATATCAAAAATGAAGCAACGGGAAACCCAAGAGGCCAAAAACTTAGAACTAGACGCTATAATAATCGACGAATTTAAGAAAGTCGGCCAACCTAAAGAGGGGCTTAAAATCTTATATAAGGCTGAGGTAGACACCGACGACGTAGAAAAGAGCCAATTCGAATTTATAGAGGCGTTTAAAGATAGCTTCGTACTAACCCAGGAAAGGGACATAAACGTAATAAAGTTAATAGCTGACGGGGAAAGTTTTGATAGTATTTTAAAGGCCCTTAAATTGAACCCTAGCGACCTTTCAAAGATAATGCAAAAACTAGCCAAACTAGGGTTACTAGATTCGAAGGGACAAATAACAGACGCGGGACTAATTGAGGTAGCGACCCAGGACGCCGACCGAATAACCGTGGTATATAGTTATGAGAAACGGCCAGGGGTAAGCGGTCCCGAAATAATACCAGGAAGCCGCGAGTTTTGCCGCGAGTTAATACGACTAGACCGCGTTTATACCCGCGAAGAAATAAACCAAATAGGTACTATTGCTAAAGGGTCTAAACTGGTGCCGTTTGCCGACGTATGGACGCACTCGGGCGGGTGGTGGAACCGCGACGGGGTAAACGTTAGTAAATGCCGCCACGGGTGGGTTCAACAAGTAGTATTTGAATAAATAAAAAGTATGGCCTTTTTTGTAGATATAGACTATTTAAAGAAAAATTCACTTATTCACGGGAACGTAAACACGGACCAGTTAAGTGTTATTCTCAGACGAACCCAAAAGCTACGTATAGAACCCGTACTAGGGACGCCACTCTATAAGGACTTACTAGACAAGATAGAAAACGGGGGGCTTACTTCCTACGACGTTACACTATTAAACGATTATCTTATCCCGTGCTTAATGATTTATTGCGAAATAATGGCCGCGAAGTACTACAATGTAGAAATAAGAAATAAAAGCGTAGGCCGATCGAATGACGAATACCAGGTAGCTAACACCGATACACAAAACGCGGTTTTTACGGACGAACTTTATACTAATGCAAAAGTATTTGAGCAAACAATGATAGGTTACTTAATAGATAACGAAGAAAACTTCCCTAAATATTGCGAATACCAAAGCGACCTTAAAGAGGACATACCACCAAAGCCCGAAAGTGATAGTTACGACGACACTATTAGCCTTATTTTTAAGTAATGCACAAACCGAGCAAACAAACGATTAAGAAAGTACGCGAAGCACTAAAGCAAATTAAGAATGTCAGGGGTAACACCGTTAAACATAATAGTAAGAGAACTTAAAGAACTGGCCCAGGCCCACGGCCAGGTTAGAACTTTTGCTTATGGCCACTTCCTGGACGTAATTAAGGACACCGTAATAGACTACGCCCTGGTTCACGTTAATATAAGAAGCGCGAATAAGGCCGAAAACGCGAATACCTTCAGTATTGAACTTGCGGTAATGGACAAGACCTTTAAGGACGATAGTAATATACAAGACGTTGAAAGTAATTGTTACCAAATATTTATAGATTTATTTAACATTATAAGCTATTCGCCCAGGTGGCAAACTCTAGGCGTAGTAACTACCCCCGCCAACCCGCAAAAGTTCAGATATAAAGGCGCCGACGAGGTAACGGGGTGGGGTGGTACGATCGGTTTTGAAATATACGAAGGTTTAGGTTTTTGCGACGTTCCCGTATTCGGGTATGACTACGACGCGCCAGTAACCCCCGTACTAGGTCCCGCGAAATACCAAAATTCAGACCTTACATTTTCCCAACTTATAGACCCAGGCGACACGTATACGGCGCCCGATATTTCGTTTACCGATTCGGACGGTACGGTATCTAGTGTACCCGCCAATAAAGACATAGTAGCGACCCCGTGCGCTTCAGGTACTATTTACGCTAGACCTACGCCACGTTTCGGACTATCAACAAGCTACAGAACCTACGACGACGGGTGGCAATACCAAGCGGGAACCTATACAACGGGGTACGCCCAGGGGGCGGGAACGGTCCAAACACTAGACGCTACCGACTTAAATAGCGAAACCCTAACTTTAAATAATATACACGGAAATAAAAACAGATTCACCGACGGACTCGGGGGCCAGGACTGGGCTAACGCGGTAGCGGGGGACCTAACCGACAAAAGGTGGCTTACTCAGGACCACCTAACGGGCTTAGAATGGTTTCATCATAATATATTTACTGCAACAAACGGAGCAATCTCAAACTCAACATATACTAATAATTTGAATCTTGTCGCTACTTTGAATATATACGGTTATTCAGATTGGAGAATCGCAGCAGCGCATGAAATAAATAGCATACCTTACAACGGAATAAGCACCTATTTTAATAGCGCATATTTAAAACAAGCGGCTTTTACTACTTTGGTTTCTTCTTGTACTATGCGTACAACGACAAGATTTTTCCAAAGGTCAACTAATGGCGTTTGGGTGGGTAATGCGCAAATAACAAGTTCAAGCACAATAACTGCGGTAATAT